CTCCTGCTGCACCTGCAAAACCTGCTGCTCCTGCTGCTCCTGCGGCCGCTAAACCTGCACCAGCTCCTGCAGCAAAACCAACTCCTTCTGCAACTGCAAAACCATCAACACCTGCAGCACCTGCAAAACCAGCACCAGGAACTAAAGCTGCTGGCCCAGAGTCAATCAAACCAAAGACTCCAAATCCTCTTCTAAAGGACAAGAGTATTGAGAGAATGCAACAAGCATCTCAAATGAGACAAAAAGGTGCTAATGTTACTAGTGATATGATTAGTGACAAATCAGTAAAAGCTCCTGCACCAAAACCACAAATGAGTGCAAGAGCACAAGCACTCAAAGCAGGCGGCCCTGCTGGTGGTGCAAGAGAGAGAATGCTCAATCAAGGTGTTGACATCTTTGATCTCGTCAAAGGTCACCTTCTAGACGAAGGTTATGCAGAGACTGAAGAGAACGCAGTCGCAATGATGGCAAACATGAGTGAAGAGTGGAGACAATCCATTATTAACGAAATCTCTAAAGAACTTGCAACCAAAGCATTTGCTAGTAGAGCAACAAGTGCCTTTGAAATGGATGACACTGAACAATCTGCCAAGGCAGACAAAACCAAAGAGCGTATCGTAAAGAAACATGGTAAAAAAGCCGGTGATGAGGCAGAGAAGGCTGCAGAAAGAGAAATCTATGGACACAATAAGTACTCTGAAGCGCAAGAACGCGAAGAAGAGAAGAAAAAGTCCATGAAAAAAGAAGGTGTAGATATTAAACATATCTCCGCTCTTAATAAGAAAATGCAAGCATTCTATGAAGCTCAAGCAGCTCGTGAGAATCCAGAAAAGCATGAAGAAGAGTCCGAGAAAGAGAACGAAAAGAAGTACGGAAAAGTCCGTGGTGAAAAGACTCCTATGCCACCAAGAGGTGACAAGCGTAGAGAAGAGTTTGAGAAGTGGTACGCGAAACAAATGGGTCGCTGATACGATCTGAAATAATTTCAAGAGTCCGCTTGACGGACTCTTTTTTTATGGGTACAATAACTCTGCCAGGGTTCAAAGGATAAATAAGGCTCTGATATTTAAAGAGCTTCATGAGTTATGAGAACCCTTGGCTCTACAATGGGGAAATTTTTGAGTCTGATCATATTCAAGATCATTTTGGTTTTGTTTATCATATTCACTGCATTCCAACTGGTAGGTCATATATTGGTAGAAAATATTTCTGGAGTTTCCGCAAGAAGAAGGGAGCTAATAGAAGAAGTAAATCAGAGTCTGATTGGAAAAAGTATTACGGATCTTGCCCAGAACTCAAAGAAGATGTAAAAAAGTTCGGGAAAGATAAGTTTAAAAGAACAATAATATCCTTACACGATACTGTGGGTAAAACCAATTACGAAGAGACTCGTCAGTTGTTCGTCAACAATGTCCTGACCGAATCCCTTGACAACGGGGAACCAAGATACTACAATAGCAATGTTCTTGGTCGTTACTACAGGAAGGATTACTTTCATGGAAAATCAGCTGATTGACAATGTTGAAAATCTAAAGGATAGTATTATTGACCGGCTTCATTATCTTGCCGAGGTTGGAAATTACCTGGATGCTTGTGCATTTTATGAAGAATTCCGAGAAACGATGTTAGTAAATGAGTAATATAAGTTTTGATAAATTAAAATCCTATACCGATAAGATATCTCATTTTTACGGTACTGAAGATCTTTCAATTCATTTATACTCTTGGGTAAAAATGTTGAATCCTTTAGTGTGCGTTGAATTTGGTACTGGTTTGGGGGTTACTTCTTTATGGATGGGTTCTGCTCTTAAAGAAAATAGTAATGGGGGTATACTTCATACTGTAGATAATGGTGCAGATTGGAAGGGAATTCAAGAAACTTTGTATCTAGATGCAGAGTCTTCTTACAATTCATATGGAGAATATATCTCTTCTATTTTTGAAGAGTACGATTTAAATCCATTTATTTCGTTTAATTTATCTTCCATTGAAGATTTTAATACTAATGTTCTTCCAAATTTTGATAGAAACAGTATTGATATTCTATTTTCAGACTATAAACATGGTCCAGTTGCAATAACTAAATTATTTGCAGAATATCTTCCATATATGTCTGAAAATAGTATGATATTCATAGATTCCGCTCCTACTTATTATCCATCATATTCCATGTTAAAAGATTTTATTATAAATCTAAATTCTGGAAAAAATTTAAAATCTTTGATTTCCTGGAGCAAATATCCAGATGAAGTTAAGGAAAAAATTTCTTCCTGTAGATTTGAACTTTTTAACATATATGAAAATAAAAGTACAAACCAAAATAGTACTACTTGTATTAGGTTATCATCTAATGATATTTTCCCCCCAACACATTTGACAATTCGGGGAATTTAAAATAAAATAAATAGTCACTTATAATGTAGACCCACTTTATGGTGGGTCTTTTATTATGAGAATTTGAAGTGACATTAGAGCCGAGGAAAGTGCCCACTGAGAAGTTGGGTGTACCCCCTTTCTATTCGGATGTAGAGTTCAAAACGTATTAATGCAAAATTTCTTTACAGTAGCCCTGCCTCTTGTGGCAACGGTTACAACCAATGCGGCAACACTGCCATTCGTCAACTACAAGATGGCTGGACCTCCTCCAGTTATTGATCTGATTAAAGATTACAATCCTGTAGATGAGAAGACAGCGACCAAAGAGGTTGCTCCCGAAAAGCCAAAAGAGATAAGGCTAATTTGTAAAGGGTGTAATGAACATGAAAATATGACCCTGGCATATTTTCAGGATCATGGTGTTAAAGACAGAAACGCCCTTGCAACCATCATGGGCAATATTAAGCAGGAATCTGGATTCGTGCCTAATATTTGCGAAGGTGGTTGGAGAACCAGTTGGAGTAACTGCGGTCGTGGTTACGGACTGATTCAATGGACATCTGCCGGTAGATATTATGGATTGGGTGATTTTGCTAAGAAGTATGGTGGTAAACCATCAGAACTTCCTACGCAACTTCGTTATCTAACAAATGAAGTTCAATGGAAACGAATTGAAAATAGTATGAAGACTCCTGGTAAGTCTATCAATCGTTACATGAACTATGCGTACAGTTGGATTGGTTGGGGCATCCATGGTGCTCGTACACATTATGCACATGAGTATGCTAACCGACTGATCACGGTAGAAGTGTAAACAATAGAATAGGTGGGAGAAATTGCAATTAATTTCTCCCCCATATATAATATGGATAATATGAAAAAATTTTCACTTATGAATAATGATGAAATTAGATTTGGATCTGACGATAAAGAATTAACGCAGTCCAAAGAGTATGAAAAAGTAATGTTAGTCATTAAAGACCTTTGGAATTGTGGAGTTGTCCAAAGAGGAGAAGGATATTGTTATGCAATGTCTGATATGATGTATAATCTATTAGCATTGCAAGGAATTGAATCTAAACTGGTAGAGTGTACTCTTACAGTAATTAATAATAATCCTCCATCATTGCATTTGGTGGGCCATTCAGGTCAGGCTCACGAAGATGTAAATGAAATGAATAGTCATGTAGTGTGTGTAACTACAAATACAGATATTCCTATTTTAATAGATTTAAGCATAGGTCATTTAATTCCAGGTATTCCATTTATTTGTGAAAGACTTAATGATGATTCTGCAGGAAAATTGGCAAATTATACTATTTTAAATAGTGTATGGAACTATTCTCAAAAAGAAAGTTATTCTTTGAGATTGCCACGTATACATCAACAAAGTATTCTTGAAAGAATACATCTTGATAAAAAAATTGAATCTAACTTCAAAACAATTAACAAGATAATGGTTATAATTGCTTTTATCACTTCCATTAATTTTATTCGTGGTGGTGCAGACTATTATCAAAAGTACATTAATAAGACCAATGGATTTGGTCCAGTTCAAAAAACATTGGTTAAATAGGAAGACGCCTTGACAAGGTTCCCCACATCCCTTATAATATGTGGGTATTCAAATGACTCAGTAGCTCAGTTGGATAGAGCATCTGCCTTCTAAGCAGTTGGTCGGGGGTTCAAGTCCCTCCTGAGTCGCTTTGGTTTATAAATATGATTAACCACTTAAGTTAATCATATGAGAGACCAAACAAAACTAAAGAAAAATGTAGGAACTTGGAGAAAAAGAACTAAAGAACTTCTTGTCGAATATAAAGGTGGGAAGTGCGAGTTCTGCGGATATAATAAATGTATTGAAGCACTTGAATTCCATCATATAGATGAAAATACAAAAGAGTTTGCTATCTCTGGTTCTACAAAATCTTTAGAAAAACAAAAGAAGGAAGCAGACAAATGTTATATGTTGTGTGCTAATTGTCATAGAGAACTCCATTCTGGGTTTGATATATACCATAAACCTTCTTCATCCATTCCTCTATAGCTCAATTGGCAGAGCACGGTGCTGTTAACACTGGGGTTCCTGGTTCGAGTCCAGGTGGGGGAGTTGATAGGGTTGGAAATGTCCGATTCTATCATATCTTCACTGCCCTCTAATGCAGTGAAACTTGCAGAAAGTGTCTTCTGCGGGTGACGGTCACTCGTTACCCATTTGTCGGTATGGCGGAATTGGTAGACGCGCTGGGTTTAGGTTCCAGTGTCCTTGCGACGTGGAGGTTCAAGTCCTCTTACCGACACTTGACAATTAAATCTTTTATAGATATAATTGTCTCATAAGCGGGTATGATGTAGCGGTAACATGACATCCTTCCAAGTTGTTCTCACCGGTTCAAATCCGGTTACCCGCTCTTGAAGAAAGTCTTAACTTTCTTTTACGGGAGATTAACTCAGCGGTAGAGTGGCTGCCTTACAAGCAGTAAGTCACTGGTTCAAATCCAGTATTTCCCATGCATAAATACTTGAAAAGTATTTTGGTATAATGGAGAAACTTTTTAAACTACTAAGTGATACTCAAGCCTCTCTCTTTGTCTTATTTCATAAGACATGGGCTTATCATTGGAATGTAGTCGGAGAAGATTTTCCTCAACTTCATACTCTATTTGGTGGTCAGTATGAAACCATGTTTGAAGAGATTGATCGTATCTCTGAACACATGAGATTTCTAAATGTAAAACCATTGAATAGTCTAGAAAGAGTATTAGAAGTATCCAAAATTAAAACAGGACAAAGTACAACAGATTGCCATAAGATGGTTAAGGATCTGTTGAAGTCAAATCAAGATCTATGTGATCTTCTTACCGAAGTAGCTGAAGAAGCTGACGCACAGAAATCAAGGGGAACTTCAAATCTCGCAGATGATCTAAACGAATCTCACGGTAAATTTGTTTGGATGTTGCGTTCATACATGGAGACCTCTCCAGGATTAAAGGAAGAAGTTGAAGAACAAATAGAAGAAGTCATTGAAGAAGTTGTTGAAGAAATTATTGAAGAAACAACTGAAGATTGATTAATTAGGGTATTGGACAATGTTAAAAATTAGATGTAAGGTGTGCAACACCGAGTTGGAGTCGCATCCAACAAAAACAAAGTGTTGTGGTTGCGAAAATTTAACCACAATTAAAGGATCAAACATTACAGCAC